CTCGTCATCTACTGATTGTACAATAGGTGCAGCACCTGTTTTGAGGTATCTAATAATATTGAAGTTCTCTTTTGCTTCTTTCATTGAACGAGAGAACAACTTGAACTGAAAAGTGTGAGTTCTAAACTGCATCTCTTTGAAGATCTGTTCGGCAAAGGGATTGAATACTCTACCCTGACCAACTGCCAAAAGATCTGCTGCTGTTACATTACCTCCTCCACCAATTAATTGGTTGAGACTACCTGTTATCCCTGCTAATACGTTACCTGTTGCTTGAGGTAATCCTGCTGAAGCAAAGTTCTGAACATTCTCTGCTGCAGAATCTACAGTCATTGATCCACCTGCTGCATCACCAATCATCGTAGATGCTATAACACCTGCGACACCCATATCAACTTTAGAGTAACTTGCACTATAAGCAGTTGAGATCTGCTTAGGCATCGCTAAATATACTCTAGTCTTATTAGGTTTAAAGTTTACATCACTTGAAGGAAGACCTTGTGCGTTAGTTTTTAACGTATTTAACCCTTTGTAACCTTTACCACCATCGTTATAATTGATTCTCTTTCTTTGAAACATTACATAGTCAACCGCCTCTGTAGGAAATGATTCCTTATCAGATTCTGGCACTACAGGCTCTAGAGGATATCGTAATACAGTTTTCTCTTGTTTCTCTGCCAAGATTCCTACCTAAATAAAAGCGTACACATAGTATATTTATGAGGTATCAGGGTAAATACCGACCAAGTTTCCCTAGAAAGTACAAAGGTGATCCTAATAATGTTATTTATAGGTCATCTTGGGAGTATAAGTTTATGAAGTGGTGTGATGTAACTCCTTCTGTACAGGAATGGGGTAGTGAAGAGATTATTATACCTTATGTTTCTCCTGTTGATGGTAGAAAACATAGATATTTCCCTGACTTTTATGTAAAGGTCAAGAATAAAAAGTATTTGGTTGAAGTCAAACCATTCAAACAAACTCTTGAACCTAAAACTCAAAAACGACATACTAAACGATACATAAATGAGGTCGTCACTTACGCTGTAAATCAGGCAAAGTGGAAAGCAGCAACCGAGTTCTGTAAAGATAACTCGTGGGAGTTTATGTTAATCACAGAGAAAGAACTTAAAATCTAATGGCAATTCCAAATCCAGATCAAGCAAGACAGATCACCAAAACTGGTGGTGGTGTTGGTTCGTTCTTATCTACTATGATCAAGGACGAGACAAAACGTCCTGCGACTCTTAATAAGTGGACGATTAGTTTTGCTTCTCCTCCTATCTTACTTGGTCAACAGGTTGGTGGTCAGTCCACTACAGATAAAACTACCTTGGAAAGTAGAGGTGTTGCTGATTTACTAGATTACTTTGCAAAAAGTGTGAGTTTGCCTAGTAGACAGATTACTACTGGTCAGTTCCAACCTCCAGGTGCGTCAGTAAGATACGCAACCAACCAATCATTTAGTCAGATGCAGATTGAGTTTATCATTCCCTCATCTCAACAGACAAGAGCAATTTTTGAAACATGGGTGAACAGAATAAGTAGAGACTCTAACCAGATGGTAGACTTCTATCAACAGTATGTGTCTCCAGTAGTGAGAGTTTATAAGTGGGAGTCACAAAGTAATATCAACGTATTGACGGGTTGTTGGGAGATGTTTAACGTATTCCCGTACAACATTGGTAGTATTCAGTTGAATAATGAACAGAATGGAATCATGACTTTGAGTATGGGATTTTACTACGAGAGATATAGATTCCATGCTGCAGAAGCATTTTCAGATCCTGGATTAAGAAAGCAAATTACTGTTCCTGACACATCAGGAGGAACTACAGATGATAGATCTGAAAGGAACTTTACTCAGCATATTGGTAATTTCTTTAATAAATCACAAAAGTTCTTCGTTAAGGCAGGAGGAATGACATATAATGCATTAAGTGGACTAAAAGAATATGCAGGTTCGTTCCTTAGCTAAATAAAACATGAAGTGAATATTACCTTATGGCATTACCTAAGTTAAATACCCCTAAGTACAAACTGAAACTACCTTCTGATGGTAGAACTGTGAACTATAGACCATTTCTTGTTAAAGAAGAAAAGTTACTATTAGTCGCAACTGAAACTGGTGATCAATCAAACATCATCGATGCAATCAAAGACATCATTACAAATTGCACAGACCTAGATTCTGTAGACAATTTAGCAACCTTTGATATTGAATATCTTTTCTTACAGATTAGAACTAAGTCTGTCGGTGAAGAAGTTGATGTAGTTGTCACCTGTCCTGATGATGGAGAGACCACTGCAAAGGTCTCGATCCCTCTTGATCAAATCAAGGTCAAGAAAACAAAGGGGCACAAGTCAAGCATTCAGTTAACTGATGAATGTGCTATCGAAATGGGATATCCAAGTTTGGATATGTTTGTGACACTGAACTTCACTGATCAAAACATCGGTGTAGAAGAAGTCTTTAAGATGGCAGCAGCATGTGTAAAAACTATTCAAGATCCTAATCAGGTCTATGACTGTAAAGATGTACCTCAAGATGAGGTCCTTGCATTCTTTGATGATATGAATAGTGCACAGTTTGCAAAAGTGCAAGAGTTTTTTGACACTATGCCAAAACTTGCTCACACAGTTAAGGTAACTAATCCCAACACTAAAGTAGAAAGTGATGTAACACTCGAAGGACTAGCAAGTTTTTTCGGGTAGCCCTACTTCACACATCTCTACAGGCATATTATGAGGGTAACTTTGCGTTGATGCACCACCACAAGTGGAACATCGAACATATAGATAACCTCATGCCATGGGAGAAAGAAATCTATGTTGACATGTTAGTACAACACCTCAAAGAGGAAGAACGTAGAATGAAGGAGAAACAATAGCAGTGGCAAAAGTTGTAGCATACAAACTGGTTTCACCACCAGCAGGTATAAAAAACCCTGCTGCTATTGCTGCACGTTCACAATTATTTGCTATTAATCGTGTTGGTAACACGGTTAGCAGTATGGCAGATGGTTTAAATGATCTTGCTAAGATTAATAATGCGTTCAAAAGAACTGAAACTGAGATAGAGAAACAGCAACGTAGAAGGTTGCAAAGAGAACGGGATAATGCTGCAGAGGAAGCACAAGAAGGCAAGAGAATTGAACAGGGTAAGACGGATAAAGAGTTTGATAAAGAGATCAAGAAGAAACCTAAGAAAGGATTATTAGGTGGTCTCTTAAAATCTAAGAATGGGTTCTTTGGATTCCTAGGAGGATTCATGGCACCTATTGCAGGTCTTCTAGCAAAGATTGCAGGTACAGCACTCTTCTTAAATCTACTAGTTTACCTAAAAGATCCAGAAAACACAGAGAAAGTAAAAGTCTTTATTGAAAAGACTGGATTTGTATTCAATAAATTATTTGAGTTTGCTTCAAAGATCACTGGTGCGATAATGACCACCGTTGATAATTTGTTTGGTAAAGAAAAAACTATTGGAGATAGACTTAAAGGATTAGGAACAGTTATTGGTGCCATCACTGGTATAACTGGAATCCTAATGGCAATCGATGCTGTAGGTGACCTACTTAATTTAGGTAGGGATGCAGAGGATGCAGCAGATGCTATTGATAGTGTTAATGATGCAAGGAAAGCATTACAGAAAGGTAAAAAGGCAAAAAACATTCTTAAGAATGTCACCGATGAATTTGGTGAGGCAGCAGGTAAAAAGGCAAAGAAGATATTAGCAGAAACTGGTGAGGATGGTTTAAGGATTTTCCAGAATGCTTTAAGAAATACTAAACCCGAACCTGGTAATCTAGTTCAAGCAACTAAAGCATATAATCGTCAGATAAAAAAATTAACAGCGGTAACTGAGGTTGCGGGTGATCTTGCTAATAAAGCAGATGACGTAAAATCAGCATCAAAATCAGCATCAAAAGGCAAAAACATCTTCCAAAGAGGATTTGACAATCTTGTAGATACAGGAAAAAAACTTGGTACAGCAGGACTGGAAGAAATAAACAAAAGAGGAAAGCAACTTGCGAATCTGATTGAGACGGGTTGGTCTCTTGCGTCAAAGAAAGCAGGTCCTTCAATTCTAGATGCTCTCAAAAGTCTTCCATCTAAAGCAGTTAAAGCATATGATTCAGTATCAAAGGCAAGTAAGAATGCTCTTGATTTTGGTGCCAGTAAAATCAAAGGTGCTTATAGTTGGGCAGCAGACGGACTCTCTAATTTAAGTGCGAAGTTAAAGAAAGAAGTCCTTGATAGGTTGATGGCGAAGTTTAAACCTCTTATCGAGAATATAACAAAAATCGTGACACCTATGGTAGATGGTGCCAAGAATATAATTATGAAAATTCCAGGAATGGATAAGGCACCAAAAGTATTGAAGTCAATAGGTATTGATGGTGGTATTGGAGCTATTCCTAAAGCAGGTAAGATATTAGGTAAGAGAGCAATGTCATTCTTACCACTTGTAGGTTCTATTGTAAACTTCTTATTTGCTTATGACAGACTTTCAAAAGGTGATACTATTGGTGCTATGTTAGAAGGTGCATCAGGTGGATTAGAATTAGCAGGTTATCTTGGTACAGCAGGAACTCTTGGTGCAGGAGCACCTCTAGGTGCAGGTGCTGTTGCAGCAGGATATTTCATTGATGGTTACATGTTCCTTCGTGATCTCATTCCAGAAATGCAAACTGCTGAAGAGAAGTTTGTTAATAAAATTCCAGGTCTTAATAAGATCAAACCAGTCATTGATAAGGTATACGCTGATATGCTTCCTAGTTTTGGAACTATTGTTGGTGCTGTCACAGGTAATAAGGGTTTAATTGAGGGCATGAAGAATGAAGGTTATGAAGGTCAAGGTTCTCGTTTGGAAGAGAAGGCAGAAGGTGGTCTTGTTCCTATGAGAGCAGAAGGTGGTATTGTTCCTATGACAGGAATGCCCAACTTTAGCAAGACCATGAATGGAATTGTTAAAACCATAAAACCTCACATTGCTACACCTGAGCATAAGATACAACCAATAATTCAGAAGGTTGAGAATCAAATTCAAGCAGTGTTTATCAGTGGTGGTTTGTCACAAGACATAGCAATAAAAGAATCAGCAGATGAAATGCTGCCAGTTCCAATCATCATGCAAACCTTAGTTCCTATTCCTACTGCAGTGCCAATAAATAAAGGCGGTGGTGGAACCTCATCTATCTCTTCTGTAACTTCTAGACGCTTATAATGGCAAAGGCAGCAGTACAAAAATCATCGAAGATTAACTTTTACAAGTTTGTAAATGTTAAGGAACCGCCTTCTGATTTAGAGAAGAAAGATCCTGGCGAGTATGCGACAACGGTAAGTTTAAACAAAAGCACTGAAGCAATTAATAATTTAGGTGCCACTATCAATGGCATGGCAGGTATTGTTGCTGATCTAAAAAAGGTAGAACTAGAAAGACTTGAAGATTTAAACAAGAATAAACCTAAGATGGATCCCAAGTATGGGAAGACCAAGAAAGGTAGTATCATGGGCAAAGTTGCTAAAGGGATAC